CCGGCGACGGGTTGAAACGCATCGGAATGAGCGGGCAGGCTCCGACGCCGCGCAGCTTCGCCTCGTGGATCACCTCGTCCTTTATCATGACGACGTGCTGCCAACAGACATCGTCGAGACGGTCCCACAGGCGCCAGAAGCCCCAGCGCACTTCGGTCTGTTCTTCCGGCTTGTCCTTTATCTTTTTCGCGCAGTCGGCCGGGATTTCAACATCGCCGAGCACCGCCTGCACATGCCGGTTTTTTGTGTGGCGCACGACAAAGCGGTCGTCGATGTCGCCGAACGGCCCGACGTTGATTTCAAGTTCGCGCAGCGGGATCGCCTGGCAGACGATGTTTTCCGCCGGCCGCGTGTCGTCGATCCACACCGCGGCGGTACCGACCGCAAGATCGGGATTGAACGCCATCGGCACGACCTCGTAGAAATTCGACGCGCGGATCGCGTCGAAGATCGTCGGGTCCTGCTGCGTGATCTGCTTCTTCGCCTCGGCATTGATCTGATCGGGCAGGAAGATGCCGGGCCGGCGCTCCGCCCACGGCTCGGCCTGCGGCATGAAGGCGTTGACGATCTCGGTCACGAAGTCGCGCGAAAGCTCGGTTGCGATGCCGGTCTGCTGCTCGGCGCCGTCGGTCGGCTTCGACTGCGACGGCGGTTGCCCGGACCGGATGTCGCGCGCACGGTGCGGTGCGGCGAAGAAATAACTCTCCCGGATGTCCAAATCCCATTCCGTCTTTTGACGGCGGCATTCCGAAAGCCGGTCCTTCGCCTCGTCGGACAGCTTCTTCAGACCGCCGCCATCCCGGTCTGGAATGCGGTGCAGGTCTTCTTTTTTCGTCGGGGGCGAACGATCTGTCGGTTTGTCTGCCACGGCCGATCCCTCACAGGCTCAAGGGCGAGCCGATGCCCGTCCCGGACAGGGCCGTGCGCGCGCCGTAGCGCAGGAGCAGGTTCTGCGTCGCGGCCTGCATCCGCTCCGTCATGGCGTTCTTCTTGTCTTCCTCCGCCTGCTGCTTGATGTCCTCAAGCTGCGGATCGGGCGGGATCACCGGCGCTGGCGGCGGGGCGGGCGCGCTGATTTTCATCGAGAACCTTGCCTCCCTGGCGCACGCAGTCTCGCCAGAGCGCATCGGGACGCAACGCACCGCTATCCAGGCGCACAAGCTGCTTCATCGCCGCCGTACAGAACCATGCCGGCAGGGACACGCGCGCCGGCCGCGCCGCGACGCGCACCACCGCGCAATCCTCGATCCACCGCGAGATCAGGGCGTCCGCCATCTGCGTGCCATCCCGCGCCGCCTTGACGAACGTGCCCCGCAGCGTCACGTCCACGAACACCCACACCCCTTCGAGCGGCACATAGCCGAACGCGCGCACATGCTTGAACTCGCCCCAGACCAGGCGATTCACCCATGCGCTGTCCGTCCGCCGGGAAAAACAAAGCGACCAGTGCAGCGGCTCGCAGAAAAGCGCGCCGTGCGCGCCGATCTCATCCATCACGAATCCACCGCTATGCTCAGGCGGCCAGCGAGAAGCGCGGCGCCGGAGTTGAGGCTATGAAAGCACGTCGGACCGTTGAACCCCGTGGTTACGTTGCCGTTGCGGCCGACCGCTACAATGCCAACGCCCACCACCTCCCCGCTTTCGATCCATCCCGCCAGATTGCGCACCATATCTCGCGCCTCGTGATTGATGACCGGACCGATAATCCGCACATCGGCCCCGCCGGCCTTCATGCGCACCCGCCCGATCCTGCACCTGCAAAGCCTCGCGGCTTCCATCACGCCACCCGCCGCCGCGATCCGCGGCCGTGATGATACTTCACCGGCTTGGCCTGGTTCATCGCAGGCCGGCCGACCATCGCGCGCCCCTCGCCTTCCCCCAGAACCATGTATTGCGCAGCGTCCGCGACGTTCGAATAGCGATCCTTGTTCGGCTTCTCGTCATAGAGGCCGGCGCCCCTGATCTTCCGGTAATGATACTTGCCCGCCATCGCCACCTTGAGCGTCCGGCAGCGCGTCGGGTCCATCAGCCACCGCGGCGCACCGTCATGCAGCCCCGACAGCACATACGAAACCGCCCCGACCCGCAGCGCAATGTTGTTGTCCGGGCACGGCGCCGGCAGCACCTTCATGCCGAAGCCGGCAAAAACATCGTAGCTCGTCCGGCTTTCGGATTGCGGTTTGTCCGCGCCCTTCGGATCGCCATGGATGCGGACCTCATAACCCGGAAACCGCTGGTCCAGCCTGCGCTTCACCAGCGGCGCGAAGTGCGAGGAATCCGTGTCGAATGCCACAAGCTCGTCCAGCACATACCACCGGTTCCCGATCAACTGCCCGAACACCGCCGCCGGAGACCGCCCGAAGTCCAGCCCGACAACAATCGGATAGCCAGGCATCGCCGCAAGCGGCGCTTTCGCAACATGCGTGTCCTCGTTGAAATTCGACCAGACCGGCTTGCCATCGACCCACACCGAAATCCGGTTCATCAGACGGCTGTCTATCCACCGCTTGTCCTTGCCGCGCACCTTGTCGCGGTAATAGCTCGGCAGCAGCCACCGCGTATTCTCGGCCTTCGGATTGATCCGGTAGCCCTTGATCGTCTTCCCGTCCGCCGCAAAAACCTCCACCAGCGCCGGCGGCTGAACAAAATATTCCCACTCCCGAGGCCACACCATCATCGCCCGTTCTTCCGGCGTCATGTCCTCCGAATACGGAACCTCGCCCGTCATCTGCACAAGCCAGTGATCCTCCGAAGGCTCGTTCATGTCGAAGATGATGCCGTTCCACGTCGCGCCACCATCCGCCACCGACGGAAAACGGCCCGTTCGACCGTGCGCATCGTCAAAAATCGCCTTGTCGATGTATTGCATCTCCGCAAAATAAAAGCCCGTGAACTGCGTAGACCGCAGCTTCTTCACGTCCTCGGGACGGTCCAGCGCCATGAACACGACCTCACACCGCACATCCGCCAGCGCCATGTGAAATTCAAGCGGCCGCGACCAATACATCTCCCCGTAATGCTCCGGCGGGAACCACTCCACGAAATCCTTGACCGTCGAGCCCTCAAGATCAGGATACGTGTTCCTCACCACCCCCCACCGCGTCTTCCGAAGCCCATCAATCGGAGACGCGCGCTGCTCACACGAAATCTGCCAAATCTTGTTGATCGACCCCAACGTCTTCCCGGAACCGATCGGCCCGCGTATCCCGGACACCGGCGCACGGCTCTGCATGTACCGGCAAAGCTGCTCACCGTCCGGCGCAAAGACCTTCCGGCCGTCCTCGGTAAACTCAAGCTCAGGAAGTGAACTCGACGTTGTCATCGCCCCTGCCGATTTTCCAGAACCAGAAAAAATTCAGCACCAGGAGAAAAACACAAAAATCGCGCGGGGGAGTTACCAGCACTCGGATCGAGCGCCCATTTTGCCCCCGGGGTCGCCCGTGAGAGGGCGCGCGGCGAACGAGGGTGTGGGGGTGTCGCGATCTGCGCCCGCAAGGTGGGGCGGCTGGCTGCGAGAGTGCACGCCTTGACCACGGATCGGACCTCATTCATCCGGTTGGAAACCGTCATTTCCAACTGCATCGTTTTCGATCAATGGGTTAATCTCGATAAGCGTCTGATCCGGCATCATCCGCTCGGCTGAATTCGCGTTGATGACGATCTGAATGCCTGGCGTCACCACCTTGGAACCGGCCTGCTGCTGCTTCGAGGCCGCCGCTTCCTCAAGAACCTGAACTGCGCGCACCGCCGCGGTGCGGTTTTCGTCCTGATCGCGGATTTCCGTCAATCGGATGATGTTGCGGGCACGCTCACCGGTTCGTAATACCTGCAAGCATTCGTTCCAGTAGGCCAGCGGTGCGGGCTTACGGAGCGCCTGATATAGCGCGTTGTCAGTAATTCCGGCTTTTTTGGCCGCTTCGGCACGCTTCAGACCCTCGAACACCTGAGCGTCGATTGCGGCCCTTATCTTTCGGGTAAGTCCGTCGGATCGTCGGGGTTTTGTCGCTTCGGTGAGGGCGTTTGGCTTTCGGGTGACGGCGCGGGATGATTTTGTGATGGTCCGCGTGCTGGCCGTTGCGAGGTTTGTGTCTGCCATCGGCTTCTGGTTCTGGACAGGCGCGTCGTCGCGCTTTGCGCTCCTCGCTGCTACGTCCCCGCTCGCTAATCGCTCGCTTCGTAGAAGGAACGCGCGGGCGCGATGCGGGCCGCGCGAGGGGTTGTGCGCCTGTGGGGTGTGGTTTGCAACGCACCGAGCAGAAATGGCTTGTTTATTGGGCTTTCTTC